CTATCTCTTCTTATCTTCATTTTCTAAAACAAATTCTTTTGTCTCTCTGTTCATTTTAACATTCCGATCACGATTTGCAAACTTTTTTTTCTTATTATCTTTTTCAATTTTTAGAGCAGTGTGTCTTTTCATTTCTTTTATAGAAGGCGCTTTATAATCTTCATCGTCTTTTAAAGCAAAGTAACCCGCTATAGGTGAACTACAAAAAACTACAACCCTAGATAAAAATGTCAATATACTTTCTACTATATCCCATTTTAAGCTGTTGCTTATCAAAAAACAAATAAAAAGAGCTGTGCCCAGCCATGCATAAGTATTTAATATTTTTGCTCTTCTCTTTAATCCTGCTTCACTTTTTGGATCTACCGAATAAAAAGCTAAGGCGTTTGAAATATAATATGTAGCTGATGAAATAAGTAGACCACTAATACTAACTGCAGTAAATGAATTAACTGCTAAGGAAACACCTGATATTATTGTTAATATAATTTTCCCATTGCTCACGCTTAACTCGTCATATTTGAAATTACTCAACACCATCCACTCCCAATCATCGCTAGATAAAAGCATATCATGTTGGAAAGATTACTTCAATACTTTTTTAAGAGAAGAGCCGCCTTGGGGAAGGCGACTCAAGAGAAATTTAATAAGTGTAAGTTTATTCTAAACTAAGGACTAAAGAAAGACAAGTCTTTTAATATCCAGTACCCCAAGTATTGTCTGGGTTGCCGTCGTTTGGACCAACAGGAATGTAAATTCTAGTTCCGTTTGAATCAGAACCACCTAGCCAAACATAGCCATCTGCCACGTGAACGGAATCATATCTAAATTGAGACCCCTTCGGCCATACTCCGTAAATTGGCGCGTACAAACTAGGTGATCCAGTACGCAACACAATGCCTTCATTTACACCAATAGTGAATGTTTTAGCTGGTGCTGGTTTACTGTTTTTCCAAAGCTCCGCAATATCACCATCGTTCGCATAACCTAGTAATTTACCGCTATTTTCAACACGATATAGATTTTTACGGCCATTTAGTTTTTGTGTAATGGTTCCAACTTGTGTCCACAGTGTATCTGCGTTGACATGCTGTGCAATTGGTGCGTCTGGATTTTTATATATAGTAGTGAATCGGATATTTTGTCCTACTTTATATTTGGGTTTATTAGGCTTGCCAGGGTTTACAATAACATCCGAGCCATCTTCTGGCAATCCAGTTTGTAAATCTTGTGCAAACTGTGCCTTACTAATCCCCCAAGATGCCAAATAGCCGTATGGATCTGTGTGATTTCCACCTAAATTGTTTGTCACCCACAAATGAGTTTTTATGCCGTAACCTGTCGGATCGTCTAAATCAAACGTCACATTAATTTGACGTGCTAAATCACGTAATAAGTTAACGTAAGCTGCATAGTCTTTCTTAAACATAGCTTTATTTGAAGTATTGGCTAATTCGACTTGTGCATAAGCATAAGGGTTTGCATCTCCTGCGCCCCAAGCTATACGACCGTTTTCCGCTACCTGAAGTACACGGCCCCCTCCACCTACAACATATTGCGTAAACGCTTCTTGTCGTTGCCAGTTGTTAAGCATGTTATTGGCTTCGTTTTCTACACCAGCGTCCATATTTGCAGTATCATGCGCAATGATGTATCGATTAACTGTTGATGGCCAACCTGCGTTAATATTTCCGCGGGTTTCTACTTGGTAAGCATCTACATTGATTGCGGGCATAAAAAATAGAGCGACAAGCGCTCCAACTAAAATTTTCTTTTTCATTTGTTTACTCCTTGTCTTTTAAATTATATGCTGATACACCTGTTACTACTCCTAAAAAAGTTGCAATGGCATTGATAGTTAAAACAGCCATATCTGTTTGTTGCCATCCGTAGGCTTTGCCTAACGTTGCTACTAAAACAGAACTAGCAGGAAGTACAGTGAGTACTCCCCATTTGATGATTTTGTAATACTTGTCTGGTAGTATCATTTTCAAATTCCTCCTAAGTATTTCGTGATTAAATAAACAGCAACAGAAACGCCAATTCCCGCAATTGTTCGCCACGTCCACTTTTGATTCTCTTTTATTTCCGCAATATCGCCTTCATTGTTTTTGGCCATTGAGAGCGCTATGTCTGCTTTCTCTCTTAATTGTTCATGATTATCCAACTTTGTCTCAATGCGTGCCAAACGATCGACGATTTCAATTAAAGGCTCATCTTTCAAATTATCGTCTCCATCCCTTTAACAAAAAAAACCGCCTAGCTTTTGCTAAACGGTTTTCCTGTCATTTTAGTGAATTCCTCTTCTGTAATACAGCTAGGTACAAATTCTGCGACCTGTTCAGGAGTAAACAGCCCCCAGTCAAACATTAGCTTAATGTCATCGTATGAATACATTATTCTGCACCTCCGATTTGTTCTTTAATAGCGTCAATTTCTTTTGTATTTTGAAGTGAAGTAAGCATTGTTTTAGAATTGATTTGTGCTAGTAACTCTGCTTTAGCAGCAAGTTCTTCGTTTGCTTGTTTTAAAGCCGAATTGTCTACTTGTAAACTAGCAGATAGATTTTCCAACAAACTCAATTTTTTGGAATAATCTTGTGTTACAGCTTCTTCCCACTTACTTTCTTCAAAGTTAAAAAATTGTGACTGCTCATTGGCTAACCCTTCTAGCGGTTGTTCATCAACAAATGGTAAAACTACCGAATATGTGTCGTTAACTTCTTGGGCTTCAAACCCTACTGGATATAAAACTTTATAAATTGTTTTCATCTATGTCATCTCCAATTATGCTTTTTCTAAAACGTAAACTGCTTTAACGGTATATCCTTTTGAACGACTATTTGTTGAATTATAGTCGTCTCCTTGCAATCTTAAACGCCCACTAACATTTGCAAATTTAATTTTCTTTAAAGCTACTTCAGGAATAGAAGATGCTGCTGAACCACCATCATAAGAAATTAACGGTTGGTAAAAGAAAGTACCTAAACGAGTTTGGGGGAAATTAAAACTATGTTCAGAATAGGCGTACCGTTCATCGTTTCCTGCGCCAGTATAGCGACCGATCAATAGAATAACTTGACTGATTTTAGAAAATTCACCAAGATCACGATTTTCAGAAGCAGCACAATAAAATCCCTCACCCCAATTTTCATAAGCAGTCCGCCAAATTCTATCAGCAGTGACTACCTTACCTCCTATTTGAACGCCATCTTGAAAATTCTTTGTCCCTAAAACAGTCTCATTTCCAACGTCCTTTACTAATTTTCCTTCCACGCCGTCAATAGCATCTGCATGTGTTTTCATATACTTTACAACACCATTTTCTTTTAGCTGAACGATATCTGCCATTACGCTTCACCTACCTTTTCAAATGTAAAAACTGGTAATGCATCCAATTTTGCTTTATCCGTTTTAGACATTAAACCGTCTTTTTCAGAAGTGGCATTGCTAGGAAGCGTTGGAATAACAGTTGTGTCTGGCAGTGCTTTTACATCAGAAGCAGTTAAAATAACTTCACCTGTATGACCATTTACAGACGAGACAGTGCCTGCCTCAGCACCACTAATTTTTCCATCAACAAATTCATTTAATCCAACAACGCCAGCTGTACTAGTTTGTACATCAATAGCTACGCCGTCTTTTTTCACTACATATAAATCAGGCATTTATTTCTTCATCTCCTTTTACTTTTTCAAACTCAACACCAGAACCACCTAGTTTTCCAGCTTCATAATCAGCTATGATTTTTAAAATTTTGTCATACTCCTGTTTCGAAATCATAATCCCATCGATAGGTAAATCTAAGTCTGCACGCGTAATAATTACTGCGCCTGTATGTCCATTTACTGAAGATACTTTTGAATTACCAGCCATTATCTCTGTTAATCCAAGGATTGCCGATACGTGTGTCATAGGAAAAAACTGACGTTTAATACCATTTTCATCAGTTTCCATCATTCTTTTAGCATCAACCATTGTCTACACCTTCAATCGTAAAAACAATTTGTTTCGGATCATCAACTGTCGCTATAATTAGTGCCCCTTCTTCAATTGGGTAATTGACTGTTCCTACCACTTCAACTTCATGATTCTTAGAAAATGAATTATCCTCTAAAATTTCTAGCGTGTTTATATTACCGTATTTGATGGTGTATAGTCGTTCCTCTAACCGATGATACAAATAATCCATATCAGCCAATAAACGCTCTGAAAGTGAATTGTGGCGCACTCCTTGTATATCTACACGTGCATCCATTAGTTCGGCTAGCATTGTTCCGCCTGGATCAACAGTTTTTAAAATATCTTTGATTGATTCGAACCATTTTAGATAATCTGATTCTTGACCGTTTCGCCACGCTTCAAATGTATCTTGTTGATTTTTGCGCCACTTTTCAAACTCTTCTTTTCTAGCGTTCATCCATGCTGTGAAATCGCCTTTGTTTTCATTGATAAAAGCGGCCATGTCTGCAATTAAATCTTCTATTGATTGCCAATACGAACCCATTTCACCTTCTGTTTTAGAAGCAGCGTTCACAACAAAGTAAGAAAAGTTCTGCGTTGAGCCAATTAGATTGTCGCCTTTATGAATACTGAAATATGCTTCCTGTCTGTGCAATGACTGCATAGAATATTCATCAAAGGTATACTGAATAATCCCTTTTTTGGCATTCACAATTTTTGTTGCTCGTTGAATCGGATACTTTTTATCAATAACTGATTCAAAAAATACTTCGCAACCTGTTAAATCAAGTGGCAAAGCATTTTCAACTAATATAGCTTCTAAAACTTCGGTATTTCGGTTCCCTTGCCGTACATTTTGAATACCAATGTAATTGTATGGCTCCGTAGTGCTTAGTGTCGCTTGCCATTTAACCATTTATTTGCTCCTTTCTAAAAATTAATAACATCACGCGGATTTATTCGCTGCCACTGAGCGCCTTTCCATACTTCAAAGTGAAGATGAACGCCAGAAGCTAATCCAGTTGCTCCCATGATTCCCACACGTGAATTAGTTGTTACTTTGTCGCCTACTGACAAATCGACAGAATCCAAGTGACCGTAATAGCTCCAGTAGCCATCATCGTGATTAATTACTACATAATTCCCCCCTGTTCCGTCATAAGTAACAGTTTCAACTGTGCCGCTACGTGCCACATAAACAGGTGGCATACTTCCAGCAGGCATCGATGCAATATCAATACCACCATGAATCACATTTGTTCCCCAGCCAATCTCATCCCATTCTTGAGTGATAGTGTAGCTAGAACGTACAGGATTAACCCACTTGTTAGTCCCTGGTTTTAAATTGTGTAGCAACTCATACCAATATTGGGCCATCGGAATTCGTTCTGGATGTGTGACCGCTGGGCGTTCAAAGTTTGCCTCGAATGCCATAGTAGCGGTACCTATATCTGTTAATGCTTTAAATTGTGCAACAGAATATGGATAAGCTGCCGATGGAATGTATTGGCCATTATGCATATGCCAATCAAGCAACTTCAACTGTGTGGTAATATTTCGATAGTCTCCACTGATTCCAGCTTGACCTAGCAAACGTTGCACATAAGCACGGCCGCTTTCGCCAGCAATTGGCGATGTCCATTGAACTAACCCGTATCCAGGACCTCCGCCGCCTTCGTCAATGTCGGGCATAATTCCAGATTCTTGCTCCATATTACCTAATATTCCAGCGGCTGCTTGTTCACTGTATCCTTTAGATTTCAAGAACTGCCAAACCGCCCAAGCATTTTTCTCTTTTTCGGTTGTTAGTTCTGGTGGAACGTCACCATCGTTACCACCTGATCCATCGCCAGGGATGACTTCCTTTCCGCCGACAATCAGTCTATCAACTGTCAGAATTGCTTTACTTCCTTCTGGACCAAAGAAGTTAAAGTTATTACCAACAAAAAACTGTGTAGGACCAGTAATTAAATGTCCTGTGCCTGATTGGTTAGACAAACCAATAATTTTTTGGGGATTATCTGCGACTAATAGTAATGAATTCCCATCAGAAACTACAGGATTTCCATGTTTATCTGCTAACCCTGGAAAAGGATTTCCCTTTGTTCCCATCGTGCCAACGTGACTATTACCATTCCAAAACTCCATCCCTTTTTTGGTCAATTCCATGATTTTTGTCTTTTCGTTCCAAATTTGCAAAGCACCAGACACTAGTTTTAACACATCGCCTGTTGCTTTATTGAAACTTGTTTGTAAAACATTCGCGTTAATAATGCCCACTTTAATAAAATCAGCAACGATTTCTCCCTTAGAAGTCATAGCAAGCCCGAACGGACCATTAACGCCGTTATCGGAATATCCTAAACCGTTTAAGTTCCAACGCCAAACACGCTTCGCTGTTGCTATTTTATTTGTATCCATGATAAGAATTTCTGACGGCGCTTTTTCTGGACGAAAAACGACATGTCCGCCACTATTACCAGTGATCCATGCCGTTGCGTTTAAAACATTTTGTACTAGTGTTTCCGTTCTATTGTCGATTTTCCGTTTCAATTCTTGGGTTTGATTATTTGCAGTTGAGGTGTAGAGTGATAAATCATTTCCCAAAACAATATCTTTGAATTTGCCTAAAGTTGGGAACCAAGTATATTCAACCATACGTTCTGTTACTTCAATACCAACTTCTTTTGCTCTGACATGCGCTACATCACCAAAATGCAAAGAAGAAAGCTCTTCGTAAATATCTTCATACTCCAATGTGTGTTCTAATGCTACCATGCTAATGGTGTGCGTTACTTTTGGTTCATGAATACGGTCTTTGTCAAACAATGACTGACCCCATTCTTTAAGCTCCTCAACTGTTTTACATTCCGAATTTTCACGTTTTCCAATTCTTCGATTACTATCATTTACACCAGCAATTTCTAAAAAGCCATACGTGATTGGTTCTTTGTCTTGGTCATAATCATTGTCTGGCACGCCACCGATAAGAAAGAGACTGTTTATAATTGATTCATCGTCGTAGTCCTCATCTATAGCTTCCAAATTAACACCAAAATCAATTCTAAAACCATTATCCGATCCAATTTGTTTAACTAGTTTCAAATTAAAGTTATCCATCTCTAATTCCCCACCAGTAACACCTGTTAAATTTTGATTACCATTGTTAGAACCAATGATTGCATCGATTGGGGCAACTTGTTTCGCCGTAAACTGATGTGTAGTACCGACATTCGACAAATAATTAAACCGTTGCTTAAACGTTAATGCAGCCTTTAAATTGTTCATGATTTGCGTGCCATTTCCATTAGCAGTGAATGAATCAATAATGAAATTCTTATTTGCCATAAAACCAATGTGTCTCGCCGTCACTGAAACTGATTGCAGATTTTTTTTAATATTGTAAATCTCAAAATATTGATATGACCCATCTTCAACTTGTGCCTTTAAAAAGTTTCCCTTTTTTAAGTATGATCGATATTGGCCATCTCTTGCATAGTTACCATAGAATCGATACGCACCATTTAGCACACGATTAATTTCTGGTAAATCTTGCCAATCTGGCAAAGCCATTCCGTTATCATTTAAATTTTCAGGAATAGCCGTATATGCATAAATAAAATTTTGTGTCATAAATACGCGCTCCTATTCCAAAACTTAGCTTCTGTGAAATTTCCTGATATGTTTAATGTGTTTTGACCAGGATTCGTTTTTATCCAACTACCACGAGTAAACAATGGTAGCCCTTCTTGTATTACTTTTCCTTTTTCGTTATCAATAGTGACGATTCCTGTTTGTGTACGTAAAATCGTTAGTGAATTACTGCCAATACTTAGCGTAATATCGCCGCCTTTTGAATCAATCTCGATATAAGGAAATGCTGTTTCATCGCCATGATCAGTGATTTCAACTGCTTTCGTTTTAATTAGTACAGGTTGTTCATTGACTTTTCTCTTGAACGGTTGACATCTAAATTCAATGTTAAAGGTATAAAAAACACCCCATTCATTTTTGAATGAGATTTGCTTGCTTATTGCACAAATAGCATCTAAATATTTGTCCTCGTCATTATGAGTGATAAGCTTGCTTTTACCAGTTAACCAACGCTTGACTTCTTTTAAGTTCTCATAAGGAATAGTTACATCTTCAATTTCATAATCAAAAGGTTCATAGTCGTTGAATGTTTCATTAAATTCACCACTTCTACCAACTATGGAATACGTATCATATCGCTTGTTTGGTAAAATGTCTGGTAGTTCATTTTCGATGATACATCCCATATCACGAACCGCATTCAAACCTTTCCAAATGAAATTAGGTTCATCACGATTCATAAAAATCATGTTGGTACACCCCCTAAGTCATAGAAAGCTTGCGCACTTGCTTTATATAGTTTGCGATTCATCCGATCTAACTCGCTTGGATTATTTGCATCCACTTGGCCAAAATAAACATGTTGTTCGATTGTTTTGCCTTGATCCAAAGCACCGCCAATCCCACGAGCTTTTTCGTCTTGTGAAAGTGGTGTGACTGTAGTCTTGCCATTTTTTGCTGTTAATAATTCAGGACCAGCTTCGCCAACTATTGCTTGGCCATTGATCATATGACCGCCTTCAGCAAGATATGGAATTTTTGCAATACTAAAGCCTTTGCCACCAACTCCAGGTATCCATTTTGGTATTTTGATATTGTTTAAACCACCTAAAAAACCATTAATTAGAGTTATCATGGCATTTATTGGTGCTTTGGCTACTGCAGCAATTCCTTCAAAAATACCGCCGAAAATATCAACAACACCTTGCCACGCTCTTGACCAATCACCTGTAAACACTCCTGTAACGAAATCTATGATACCGCCAAAAATTCTTGTAATCGCGTTGACGTAATCACTAATGATTTTTACAGCACCATCCATAGCGCCGCCAATAAAGCCTGTGATGAAATCAAAAGTAGATTTTGTCGTATCTGCTAAAACTTTGAATACACCAACCACTATATCTTTGATCACATTAAAGGACGTATTGATAAAATCTCTAAACCAGCCTACTTTGTTGTAAGCAATCACAATTCCAGCAACAAAAGCAGCTAGTGCAGCAATCACTATTCCAATAGGCGAAGCAATAAAGGCAATAACTGGAATCAAGCTACTAATGGAACTAGCAAGTGTTCCTAAAACCACCAAGACTGGCCCAATAGCAGCGACAACTCCTGCAATGGTAATAATTGTTTGCTTTTGATTGTCGGTCAGTCCACTAAACCACGTTGAAACCTTTTGAATCGCATTGCTTGCTGCTTCAAAAGCAGGAAGAAGTGCAATTTGCACTTGCTCGCCAAGTTCGCCCATTGCAATTTTAAATTGATTCTGCGCAATTTTCGCTTGGTCGATTGGATCCAAAATATCATTAAATGTTTGATCCACGGTGCCAGCCGCATTTTTAGCTGAATCTGCTAAACCATCCATTGATAATGCACCACTATCAATTGCTTCTACCATTTTTGATGCAGCTTTAGTTCCGAATACTTCACTAGCAATAGTAAGTTTTTCTTGTTCCGTTGTTGCACCTTTGATTGATTCAATTGTTCCACTTAAGCCATCCTGCATAGTTTTGTTATCCTTTGCATAAACGACACTAGCTTTCGCTAAATACCCAAGCGTTCCTGCCGAATCTATCCCAGCTTTTTCCATTTGACCTATTAACGTAGTTGATTCAGAAAAACCAAGTCCCATAGCTTTGAGTTGGGGCGCGCCTCTATTCACTGCATCAAATAACTGATCTACCCCTACTCCAGTATCTTGGCTAGTTTTAGATACTGAATCCAAAATCATTGGCAAGTCCTCAATAGACAACCTAAAAAGGTCCATTGATTTTTTCGCATTGATAGTTGATTGAGAAACATCTGATCCATTAATTTCTGAAAACTTAAGCATTAGTCCTGTGGTGTCTTCTAATTGCTTATCCATCAAGCCAAATTGTGTATTCACTTCACCAATCCCAGTTGATATATTTTCCATATCTGTTGGAATTTGGCCAGCTACTGTTTTGAAGCTGTCTTGCAATGATTCTAGTTGCTCTCCTGTAGCACCAGTGGCAGTTGTGATACTGTCCAAACTGTCATCTAATTCTTTAAATGCAGCAATAGAAGCAGCACCAATTCCCATGATTGGCGCTGTTAAACCAACAGTCATCTTCTTACCGACAGATTTCATCTTGTCCCCAGCTTTTTCTATCTTAGCTAGCTTTTCAGCAGTCTTAACAGACAAGTCACCTTGTTCTTTCAAGGCTTCGTTGGTACTTTCTAATGCAGATCGTAATTTATTTTCACCTGTTTCTGATTCCAACAAGCGTTTGTAAAGCTTTTGTGATTGCTCTGAATATTCACCAGTTTCTTTAACTGATTTTTCGTATTCCTCACGCAATAATTTGGTTCTTTGTTCGGCTAAAGATAATTGCTTTTCAAGCTTTTTCTTAGTTGCCGTTAATTTTTCTGTTTGTGTTGCATCTTTATCCATAGCGGATACCTGGTTTTTGTACTCGGTAGCCGCTAAGTTCATTTCTTTGTTGATATCTTTGATTGTTCGAGAATAATTGACTTCTCCGTTTGTCTTAAAATTTAAGACAACATCAGATTCTTTCTTTGACACGTTAGCGCTCCTTTCCTACCACCAAGGACTTTTATCCATAGTCACACTTGCAGGTGGTTCAAACTCCGTATTACTCGTTAACCACTGTATGTATGACTTAAGCCACAAGTTCGGTGTTGATTTCAAAAAGAAACCCTCACTCCATCCTAAAAGAGTAAGGGCGACGTATAAGTAAAAAGCCCAAGGCGTTCCTACTTCCGTTTGTGTTTTTTCTTTTTGTTTTTCTTTTGTTGCGGAGTTTGATAATCTTGTGGCTTCTTGGATTTTTTACATCATCAACTTGAAAATTCTGTTCTGTGAATACCTCCATGCAGGCCCCATAAACTTCAACAACCGTAGAATTCATTCCTAAGAATTTAAAAATTGTTTCTGGTGTTTCGTCTAATCCGCCAGTTTTTAACATGCCGTAAATTAAAGCACGCATGATCTTTAAATCTGAAGCAGATAAATCTTTTGAAGAGATACGTCCACCGCTCTTGTTTAGCATTGCGTTCATATCTTCTTCAAATTTTGAATAGTCGTCATCATAAATATCCGCAATATGCTCCATGGTTTCCATGGTTAACAAGATTGGGAACTGATGACCTTTAATTGTGACAGTTGGTGTGTCTGAAACGACAATCCCATAATCAGCTAACTTTGCCATTATTCACCGCCACCCCCAGGTGTTGATGGAGTTACTAATTTTTTCCATTGTTCTTCATCGTAAATAGGTTGTGCAATGAATTTTTCAAAGTCCCCTGATTTTGCACTTGATCGGTTAGAATCAAAGCTTGAATACATAACATTGTTATTCTTCAAACCGACTGAAACAAAATTAGCAGTTACATCATCAATTTTTGTTTCGTCTTCTGCAGTAGTATATTCTTCATCAATGACATTTGATAATTGTGTTTTCGGGTACCAAACTGCTTTCTTCCCCCCATCTTCAATGTTTCCAATAAATCCAAAGGCGAAATAAGGAAATTCACGCGCCGTATTTTTTCCAAAAGTAACACCAGCCTGCGCAATTAAGCCTTTTAGCTCATCCATCACTTCGATAGGAATTCCCACGTGATCCAATCCAATTTCATGTTTTGTTTCACGGCTCACACGGCGAAACATTTTACTTGAAGCCCATTTTTCTAAAGCTGTTCCATTTCCCTTAATACCTAACTTTGTTGCGATTGGTAATCTAACTACTTCGCTATAAGTTGGTGCTGAATCAACTTCATCAGGCGTTGCCATCATTGCAATTAAGATGTCATCTAGTCCTTCAAAATAATACACATCTTGTTTTCCCAAATTACTCATCCTTCCCATAAATCTAATATTTGTTGTGTCATGATTTTTTCAATCTGATCTTTATTTTGTTCAAACGTACCACTAGCAAAATGCTGGGCTTTTTGATTCTTTGTTCCATTTTCAGCGAATCGCCAATAAAAAGCAGTCCCTTCAAACGCAACTTGCACTTGGTCATCTTCTATAATGACTTTTACCTGATCAGCCATATGTTTTTTCTTTAATAGTGATTTAGGTATTTTTGGCAGCAACTGCTCTCTATAAAAATTGGCTGCATCCGTTAATGATTCTAAAGACAATTTTGTAGGATCTACCTGTACAAGAGTTCCCAAATAGTCTGCCATATCTGCAAACCCATTATTATTGGCCATCTTCTAAACACCTTATATACGTATAAAAATTCGTCACTGTATCATCGTTTTCATCACCCTGAATACCTACAAAATCAGTATAAGGAATACCAGCGTTTTCCAATGCATTTTCTAAATCAGTTAAATCTTTTTCCGTACCTGTTGTATAGAAAGAAATTTGATAATATGGCAATCGCCTATGAACTTTAGAAGAAGCCATCTTTTTACCTTTGCTGACATTGGAATACACGATATATGGATAGTCTGTTTCTTTTTCCGCTTTGTCACGTGTCACAGGTACACCTACTGTTTTTAGTGTTGCCCTTAATTTTTCAAAACTAATCGACATAAGCCAAACTCAACTCCATTTCTCGTTTATCCATATCTGTATAAATACGAGTGATTTTATAGGTCACAGAATCGATTCTAAGCGTATTTATTGTTTCCGTGATAGATTTATCGAAACGAACTCTAATTCTTCTCACAACATCAATTTTGGCTTGTTTTGATAAATATTTTTCTTGCGAGGTAATACCTAACTCAACATAAAAAATATCTCGAATTTTTTCATGAATAATCGCTGGTCTGTCATTGTTATCTAACCCAGGAACTTGTTTACAAAGTTCAGCTTTCCATTTCATTCTGTTTAGCGTTACTTTTGGCATCGTCTACCACCAGCCCTTCACTTAAAATCAATGGCGTTAAAGCATTAAAGGCATTCTCCATTTCAGCTTCTGGGACTTTATACAACCAAAAAATGGATGCAATATAATAGGCAACTGACGAATTTTCATCATCAGTTGCCCTTTTTGCATATTTTTTACCCATATCCAAATAAAATTCAAGCATGCCATCATCCATGCCTTCCTCAAATTGTAAATGAGATTTAAAACCTTCTAGATTAATTTCCATAATTATTCACCTGGATTAGGTGCTGGGGTTGTACTTAAGTCTAAGCTATAAACAGGTGTTTCAAACGGCCCATAAATTAATTGACCATCGTTTAAATGATAAATTTTAAACCCGACTTTATTTTCACGCGCAAATAGTTCAGTTAATTTTTCAATTTCCAATGAGCCAATAACATCTTGAATGTGGAAATAAGAGAAATTACCGAAATAGATCACTGGTACTGTTGGATCGAATTTCTTCGTAGTTTCATTGTATTTATCTGCGTAGTCTGTAACTTCTACTGGATAAGTAAATAACTTATAATCAAAATCATCATTCCCAGCATCTTTAAGAATCGGATTTCCAGTGCTATCTAGCATGGATTCCAACAATGTTTGTGCTGCACGATTGATCATAAAGCGAGCGCCTGAACGCATTGCAGTCGGTAAAGCATTTTTTAATTGAACAACTTTTAAATAATTATTGTCACCTTTACCAGTAAAGGCTACCGCTTTTTTAGCTAATGCTCCTTTGTTATCAGGACTTGAAAAATACCAGAATGTTTCTTTACGCAAGTACGCTTTCTTTAGTTCATCTAACACGATAGCTTCAATGTCAAAGTCTGACATATGCGTTAATTTCTTCGTGACTTTAATAATTGCATCAAATTCGATTGGGTTTAAGTAAACATCATCAAATTCAATGTCAGTAAATGGAATTAAATTATTTTCATCACGTTCACTAGTAACTGTATTTGCTTCGGCTTGTTTTACTTGTACTGGGAAACCTTGAGTTCCTTTAGTTTGATGAACACTTGCAAATTTACGCAAAGGATTTTCTTCTTGTAGGTAAGAAATAATCTCTTTACTTAATTCTTGTGGCACCAATACTTTACCGTTGTTAAAACCAACACCAAATGAACGAGCTTGATTAGGTGTAATTCGACCAGCCAAATAGCGTAAGAACGCGCTACGTTGAGTTAATTTTTTCACTTTTTCTTCTCCCCGACTTGAAATACCTTTCCCGATAATATCTAAAACACGGCTGCGTTCTTTATCGTCAGCTGGTTCTAAATCATCTTCTTCAGTGCCTTTTCCGTCTACTTCTTCAACAATTTCATCAGTTGCTGCGCCTAAATCATCTACGACATCGCCTAATTCTGTCACATCTTCTTCAGGCAATTCTGCGATAGCATCGTTGATTTCGTCTAATTCTGCTGTGACTTCCTCCACTTGTGATTCAATATCACTTAATTCATCACGTGTTAAAGTTTCACTTTTTGCACGTTCTTCCATTGAAGCTAATTTTGCTTTTAATTTAGCAGCTCGTTTTTCTAAAATTTTACGCATTTTCATTATTTATATTCTCCAATCGTTTTTAAAATTTTATTTCTTAATTTAATTGTTTCAATGTTTTTTTCTTGGAACTTACTTCTTAATGAAGCTTCAGTATCTTCGTATGCAGGCAAAGGTACAATTGAGACTTCCCACAAATCAACATTGGTAATTCTAATAAGTGGAACATCACCAGAATAGTCCTCTTCTTGTGCAGTTACCCAGAAACCAAAACTACATTGATTAATATCACCACGCGACATTGATTCTTTTAAATCATTCGCAAATGTGGTGTTCGGCAATGTAACCTCAAAATGCAACCCTCTTGAATCTTCTTCAATAATTAATGTATTAGCACTTTTACGGCCTAACACGTAATTCCAATCATGATTGAATAAGCAGCGAACATCTTTGTTTTTTGCTAGTGATTCGGAAAATGCACCAGGTGCAATCTCTTCATCATACCAACCATCTATGTTCGTACGTGAGTTAAAAACAGACGCGTACCCCTCAACTACAGTTGATTCACTGCCATCATCTAGGGAACGCGTCGTCATGTTTTTAATATCAAAACTTCTAATTTCCAACTTATCCAGTTGAATCACCTTCTTCCATTTTAGACTTGTTAAGCTCGGTTAGTTCATCTAGCCCAATCAAATCTTTCGATGCATAGAGCTTGGTTGATTCTTCTGTATTTAATCGTTCGGCACCTAAATCCACGCGTGCATCATCAGGTGTATAAACCATAGTACGAACTAAACCTTGCGTATTTGTGATTTTTTGTGACATTGTTAAATACTTTTTAATATCAATTGTTAAAGAAATACGATTTGTTGATTCTGGTCCAAAATATAGTTCCGTTAAATGTTCACAGACATTCTGAACAATCGGATCAACAACGAATGCTTTTAAATAAATCGCTGCTTTCTCTAAATCAACTTTTAATAATTGATTGTATGCGTCAGGATCAAAACCTAAAAACTTTGCAAGTTCTGGTTTATAGACATTTAAATACGAAAGAATTTTATCGTCTTGAACAGGACTTTCGAATCCTTCGATGGCGTAACCTTTAGACAACGGAATAATGACAGTCTTTCCTTCGTCTGGAATTTCTTCTAGTTGTCCTTGAATGGCATCAAGCATTGCGTTTTGCATTGCGTTTTTTGGTGACAAATGAGTATCTAATTTCAGTAAGTACGCCAACAAGCCGCCTTTTTTATATTTTTCTGTCAAAGCTTTTTCTGCATTCATGACCCCTTCTAAAGTATCTCTAGCTAAATCAATCAGTCCATTGCCATAATTATTCGATAATCCAATATTTTTAATTTGGCGAACTTCATTTTGATAAAGCGTATGGCCGTCATATTTAAATTGTTTGATACCTTCTTCTGATATTTCTGGTGTAATTCCCTTCATGATGTGAAGCTGTTTACCGTCTTTCACCACAAATACTTCTCCTTGTAACAAATAGACATTTACAAGCAAACGTTTGAATTCAAAGTCGGTTAAATAACCATTTGGATGTTTCAAACTCTGCAGTTCTTTGGCTCCCTTAATGTCTTTTCCATCTTCTTTTTCGATTGTCCACGATCCACAAGCAAACATATTGGAAATTGCTAAAAGATAGTGATAAACGTCGCTAGAAGATAAAATATTTTCGTCACCCAAGACAAATTGATTCGCAAGTATTGAACTACCTAATACTTTTTTCTTACTCGACATACGAAATCTTTGATTGAACCATGATCTAATTCCCAAATTCCCACCTCCTTTCAGTTATTTTCTGTTGTAAAGCTGTTTAATATAATCCTCATATTCTTCTTCGCTTCCAACTTCCACCATTAAATCCATTGAATCTTTATGACCAATTAAAAAAGCCACAAAACCATCAATATGTTCTGGTGACTTTCTTTTGCTGGGCGCTTTTTGACTTTGTATATTCGTTACAACTGTTGTATTGTTGGTACAAAAAATAAATAACGGATTGTCAGTTTGAACTCGTCCGTTATCTACTAGTATTTCAAAATCATCTAGCATTTCATTCATTACTGATGGATATTGACCTACTTCGGCCGTATTGAATCCTTCCATTTCAAAACGTTCCACTAACTTTTCAGACATAGCTGGATCATAATTGATTTGAATAATGTCTAATTCGTATTTGTTGTACATGTCAATGACATAGTTATAGACAAGATCATAATCAACAGTACGACCCTCACAAAGCGTTACAAAACCTTGTTCTGCATAATATTGATAAGGAACATTTCTTAATTTTTCTTTTTCTTCAATATTATGCGTTGGTACAAAATACATTTGTTTTATTTTTATAATGCTTTCACCTTCATCATTAAAGGTTGGAATATTAATTGATACGCATGTCAAGTCAGTTGTTCTGGATAAATCAATACCGATAGCGACTTGTTCGCCTGTAATATCTCCTAAATCATCTACCAAGCAATTATCAATTTGTTCTTTATCAAAATAATTTTCGGCATAATTGACAAAAACATTCAAATGCTTTGATAGAAACTCGGCTTTCCTAAATGGATTTCGTAAGGCATCTTTAAATTCCCCACGTAAAAAAGTGATATCAAACGAGACATATAAATTCGGATTGACCATTTCCCAAACTTTTTCATCTTCCCAGTTGTAACCTTTATTTGGTTCATAAATCATAATGAACCAGTCATCGTCATTATCTTCTTCAAGAATATGTTTACTATCTTGATAAATTTGAACACCTAAGGCCCCACTGTTTTTACCAGCAGTAGAACAAACTAAAAATAATGGTTCTGGTTGTGCAGCTTGTCCTGATTTCAAACCATCATATCTCGACGTGTCCTCCCACTCGTGAACTTCATCGGCAACAACAATATAAGTATTTTTACCATCGACTTTTTCACGCTTAGATAACACACGCAAATTGTTTTGATATTTGAAATCATCTTCAAAGAAAGCGTAACTGATAGTCGTTACTTTCTTTTCTTTCCGATAAACACGTGTACCATCAAGTAAATCATTATCGTTTTCAATAACGGTTGCTAAAGGATTGGCAACATTTTGCGCTTGGTCAAAATCAGCGGCTAGGCAGTAAAATTGGGCGCCCTTCACACCTTCTCCATACATTCCATATAAAATTGGCGCGCCTTCCATTAAAGACTTACCGTTTTTCTTTGGCACCTGCAGGTATGATTTACGAATAACACGAACATTTCGTTGCCACTTATCAGACCATTTTTGCCAACCATAAATATTTGAGAAATAAAACTTCTGCCAATCTTCTAATTCGAGCGGTTGCCCCGACCATTCACCAGTTGAATGTTTATAAAATGATTCGGTAAAACTTAGCATCAAATTTGCTTTTTCCAGATCAAAGAAAATATCTTTCCGTTTCTTCCACTTGTTATATCGTTTAACTGCTAAATAGATTGATTTTGGATACCGTTCTTTGTGTCTGCGAACCGATTTGGCAAATTTATCAGCATAATTGACAGTCATATCAATCATGATTGACCACCACGCATCTTTCTAAATTCAACCAAACGATTATTTGTTTGTGGTTCATCTTTTTTAGCTTCTTCTTTTTTCTTAGCATTTTCACTTGCTAAAGGATCAACATAATCAAGGCCACCGCTTTTCATATCAAGGCCTAGTTGGTTTAATAACTTAGTTTTTTTCTCACTCCAAACTTCAACTTGTTGGGCCAAAGGATGCTTAATTTCGTTTCTTGACCCATTTTTGTTTGTGTGAACTTTTGTGGATTTAAAACCACTGTCTTTCCACTCTAAATACTTGATATGATAGACTTCACACGCATCCAGATACATTTCAATCAAAGGGTTCAAAGCAGGCGTGAACTTTCCTAATGATTTTAATATTTCTATGATACGCATTCGCTCAAATTCCTTATGTTGCAAGGCTTCATCAAGGATTTTTTGTTTTTTACTTTTACGTCCAGCCATTTTTACCCCCCTTTCTTTTTTTGAAAATGCTCTGGAGGTGTCTAAAGAGGTCCCCCTACCCTATCCCCACAGAAAAAAATAATTTTAATTTTTAGAGGGGGGCTTAAAAATAATCTGCGGGATTATAATTTTTTTTCATTTCAATTTCTTTTTGGTTCATTGGTCGATATTCAACTTTTGGATGACACGTCGCACAAACTAAACGCAAGTTGTTCATGTCTAATCTTAAATTTGGATTCAACCAAATTGGTTTAATGTGGTCAACTTGTGAATCACGACCAAACACTGGTTTATGACAAATCGTACATTTATACTTATCACGAAAGCGGACAGCATCAGCAACGCTTTTCCAGTCATCTGATTTGTAGAATGATTTGTTTTTAGAATAGTAACGTTTGATCACTCGCTTCTTTCGCTTATGCTCGTCGCAGTAGCTACCCTTTTCTAATAGAGTACGGCAACCTTCTTGGCGGCAATACTTAGGCATCTTTCAACACGGTGCGCTTTTCGATAGGATCCCACACCTCAACCCCAAATGGTGTTTGGCGTTCAATTGTTTGTGGTGCTTCATCATTAGTAGATTCGTATTTAATACCTTCATTACTAATTGTTAGGTCACCAACTTTAATAGTCCCTGTTGTAATTTCATTAGCTTCAACAGGTTCTTCAGTTACTTCCACATTGTCAGGTTGCTCAACTTCTTTAACTGCTGGTTTCTTTTTAGCAGTCTTTGTTTCCTGCACTTCTTCTTTCTTTGCTTTTGCCATTTGACATTTCCCCTTTCAAAATGAAAACCCTACTACAATTAAAACAAAAAGGACTGCATATAAATGCAGTCCTAGTGAAAGGTAGTAGCGCCAATTTGTTTGTCCGAACATTCATTGACGATCTATATTATTTAAGTAGCTTATGCCACTTACTGGAACAATAGGACTCGAACCTATACTAACGGTTTTGGAGACCGCTGCTCTACCGATTAAGCTATGCTCCATTAACTCTCGCAAACCTGTAGAAAAAAGAGAGAGGAAATCCACCTCACTTCTTTAGTTTTATAATTTGCAGTTTGCGAGAGAATCTAAATGAGATCACAAGTGACTAAACGAAGAAAGTAGATTTTTTTACTTCCTTGTAATCTCAAATCAAAAAAATAAGTAGGCAATCGTTCCGTTAATGTATTTGTGTAAGTGTGTCGCATTTCTTATTTTTTTGACACTATCATAATAACCCGTTTCAAAGGTATATGAAGTGTAGATAAAGTGTATAAAAGAGGTATAAAAAGTGTAATAAATGGCTACTTAAAAGCAACCAGTTCCAGTGCCGAAGCAAATTGAACAATAATCATATTAGATTCTTGTTTCACTGATTCTTCGCTGATGCAATTCCGTTGCGCTGCTAGATAGATCGGATTGCCGTTGATATAACGGTCATAGAAGATTCTTTTTCTTCGCTCGGTAACATCTGGTTTGTGCGGATGCTGAATCGCAGAATAACCTCTAACAAAAAGCTTATGAAGGTAATCAAACTCTTCTTGGGCTTCTTCTTTCTGGATTAACATTTGCTCGGCTTCGAAAACGTTATTGGCCGTTGATGGTGGAACCAAAGAGAATGAAGCTGTTACTTTTGGTTCCCTCGGCTGGCCAACACGACATCTAGCAGCAAGATAGGCAGATAGGAACACACTGACATTATGTTTTGTTTGTTCCATATCTACGTCCTTTGCATCTGGTGTTTCATATTTCTTTACGTCAAAAAGTACCATCCTTTGATTCCCCCGTTTATGGTATAATATTCGTGTCGAGAATATTACCAACAGCCGGAGGAATCCGGCTTTTTATTTTTCTACTAAATATACTTTTTACAATACGTACTATGAGATAGTATTTTCAAATACATTTACTCATGATATAATCATATTAACTTTCTTGGGGATTTTATTTCTGAAATAAATTTCTCCTTTTCTATGATAACTGGCGGAAAACAGTTATCGATAGTTCCTGTCTCCACCAGAGACACAATGTCAACCTTATTTGTTGGCACTATTAGCACTTTACTTGGGAAAAGTGCTAACTACCACATTAGTCAGCCATTGGTCGGCTGGCTTTTTGTTTGCAAAAAATCGGCTAGTTATTGTAAAAAAGTTGCAATAAGTTAAAACTCCAATGTAATTGGCCTCCCGTATTTTAAAATTCTCCATTCGCCATCTTTTGTATTGGTTTTATTCATATGATTTCTTTCATCACGAGCTATCGTATAATCGAAAAATAAATCGGCTTTCTCTGCTCCATGTAAGTACTCAACATACACTCCATCAACTTGCCTTCCTAAGATAAAAACTTCTGGATAACTCATACGCTGGAACCCCCTAAATATAGCCCTAATCCCAAAATAAACGAGCATGAAAGGAAATAAACAAGGTCACTGCTTGTTATGTCATTGCCATACACGAAATAGCTCACGGTTGCTTTGGCTACAAGAATCATTATTGCAATGCCACTAACTTTATTTATTACTCTTTTCCAGTTGCGTTTCATTTATTCACCATCCACCTTCACAGCAAACGGCCAATAGCGCTCATCAACTGCTTTGATTTCTTGTTCTGTTAACATATCCACCTTTTCCTTACATGTCGTAAAATCAATTGCTCCCGCTAAATTTAAAAAAGTATATCCTGTGTTAGTCGCCCCTTTGTCTGGTAATAAAACGTGATATAAAGGTCCCTTCTCGACTTCGTAGCCGTCAAGCCATGCGTGAGCAAACAACTCATGATTTTCAAAAGTATCAAGCCAGTCTGATACTTCTTTAGCTTTTTCTATATGCATCGTATCTCTAAGCTTACTTGTTGCTGAGCAATACAGAGTGCACTCTAATCCTTTGCATAACTCAATCCATTCTGCCACGAACTTCGGAACAACGACTTTTTTCGGTTCGTCTAGCTGTTTTGCTAAGCTAATTGCTCTTTCGTTGGCATAGTCAGCACCTCTCAAATAATCAAGGCTGTCTGTAGAAACTTCTATGCATTCTAACTCTTCAATCAATTCTTGTTTATTCATCGCTGTTTCCCTCCTATGGATATGCATTTATTGCTTTGCCATAACAAGTAGAATCACATGCTTGATAAGTTAATTGCCACTTATCATTCATATCAATTTTTTTACCGCATTCTACACACCTGACATTCCCATCTTCGCTATATCCGTTTTTAATTAGCCACTTTTTGAATTGCTTATTTTTTTGGCGTTTATTCAACAAGATTCCTCCACTTCGTTAAATCCGCAAACTAATGAGTTCATGTTCCAAATGCCGCCGCCTTCAAGAGCAACTTTTCTTTTGTCTTTCTCAGGAAATTCAAGAATCAACCCATTCACTAATACTGTTTTTACTACTAAAAATTTGTCTGTGTATTGTGGAACTCCTTCACCGATATACTTTACTTTGTCTCCTGGTTGAATACTCATACTCATTCCGATACCTCCTAAAGCAAACCGCTGTCAATCAGCAATACTTCGCCTTTTTCTTCAAGATTTTCTAACTGATTGAAAGCTTCTTCTGCGCCAGTCTTGTCACCCTCTTCTGTATGACTTTTAGCAAGCATTTTGAACGCTTCGTATTTATCAATTGTTTTGATTTCCTCGAAAAACTCTTTTTCGTCCTCTACGTCGCAAACAATATCCTTGTAAAGTTTTAAACATTGTTTTTCATCTTCAGCAGCGATTAATGCAAAATAAGGTTCTTTCATTTCATAAAATTTCATTTATTTTTCCTCCTGTTCCCAAACCCACTGGCTAAATGACTGTAATACTTGAGCTAATTCATCATCATTTAAATCACCATATGCATAAGCTACTTGCTTATACTTCATTTTTCCACCAGTAGTTGATAAAAATCCCATAATTTCGATAACTTCACGTAATCCGTTTAATTTGCATGATTCTTTCAACCAATCCAGCACAACCTGCTGATTTTCGCTGAATTCTGGTTTTGCCATTCTGACTAGCTCTTCCCCGATGTTACATACCGTTCCCCATTCTGGATACGTATCTTCAAATATTGGGTGTGTAAAATTCAAAGCTGTTTCCATAAGAATATTACCCATCTTTTCTAGCTCGCTCATTCTGTTCCCTCCAATAATTCTGGATTTTCGTAGACATTTCCGATGACTTCTTTATTTTCATATCCAGAATATTTGATAGTTTCTGAGTAATAAAAGCCGTCATTAAAACAAAATCTGCAGTCTTCATAAACAACTTTATCGATTTGTTCAAATCGTTCACCAGTCCCATAATTATTCACCGTGACCTTAACAATATCTCCCTCAAAAATTTCAACGCCGTTCAGGTCTTTCAAACCTGTTGATTGCATGAGGACTAAATTTCGTACATGATATGATTTCAATTCGGAAGGTGTCTTCCAATATTCGATACTGTTGACCTTACCACCTTTAGTAAAATGTAAGACAGCTACATCTCTCATTGTGTTTTCTCGCTTATCCCACGCTCTAAATTTTGGAATCATTTTGTTCACTCACTTTCTAATCTACTGGCAATATCAGCAATGACTGGCACTGTTACACTGTTTCCTGCTTGCTTATATAATTGACTATCGCTGTTTACTTCTTTTGCTTTATCAAACGCCCAGTCAGGAAATCCTTGAAGCCTCCAACATTCACGAGGTGTTAGTTTGCGAATTCTAAAATTATTAGTTACAACGGCTTGTTCTTCACCTGTTAATAAAGTGTTAGCAATCCCCTTGCCTACTCTCCCTCTTCTTGTGTTTGAATTAGGATGGCTAATATTTGCAGAATCGCCTGGTAAGGCTTCGGCATATCCTTTTGAGGTTGCTTCCTTAACCATTATTCCGTGTCGGTCTTGAGCGGTTAATGTAAACATTTCTTCACCATCATCTTTAAACCGTCTTCCATTTTGTCGTTTTTCTACTCGATCAGGAGTTAAGACAGGTATTGCAATTTTTGCCCCTTCTCCTTTATTTGTTGTTAGAGTAGGTGCTAAACCATCGCTTGAATAAACTTGACCGTTCATTCCTGAGCCGCTAGGATTCACATTTCCTACCACTGCAATCTTTGGCTCTCTATCTCCACCTTGCATAGTATTTAAACAAGGGCTAATACCATTAACATCGTAAAATCTGTTAGTACTATCGAAGTTAAGCAATTCCCTAGTCTTTTTTGAATTGTTGATAGGTTTTATATTGTTTTTAGCAGTTGTTCCGTTTTTTCTCTCGAAAGGAAATACTTTTCTGGTACATTTTCCTCTAAGATGTCCAATAATGAATACTCGCTCCCTGTTCTGTGGTACGTAGTCTTTAGAGTTAAGCACTTGCCATTCCACATCATACCCGAGTTCATCCAAGGCTCTGAGGATTGTCTCGAACGTAGCCCCTCCTTCGTGGTTAAGCAGTCCTTTGACGTTCTCAAGGAATAAATAGCGTGGTCTGAGAATAGATGCGAACCTTGCAATTTCAAAGAAGAGAGTTCCTCGAGTATCTTCAAAACCTTTTCGTTTTCCTGCAATCGAGAAAGCTTGGCACGGAAATCCTCCACAGATAACGTCAACACTTCCGATTCCCCGAATAAATTCATCTGATATTGTTGTGATGTCATGCATTTCCACCTCTCCTGTTGTGTCATGGATTGCTTTATAGCTAGTTCGTGCGAACTTATCTATTTCACAAAAACCTATGCATTCATGACCGGCTGATTCCATCCCTAAACGGAAACCGCCAATGCCTGCAAATAAATCTAAAAATTTCATATTTCAAAGGAGTAAAGAATTCTTTGTGGTCGACCAAACCTCCACTCCCTTCTACAAATTCACTGACTCTTTTTTATAACCAGCATCAATCAAAATACTTTCAATTACATAAAGGTCTGTTTTCTGCTTTAAACTAGCCTTAAATTTCTTCGCAATATTTCTAGCTTTGTCTAAAGAAACGACTTCATATGTTTTAGCCAGAGCATCCGCAATGATAGCGGATGTTGGCGTATAATAAATCTCAAGCAAAATGAACACTCACTTTCTACGAGATTATTCTTCGATTTCTTCTTCATCATCTTCAACTGTCTTTTCAGGGAAAATGATGTTCTCTTTGTTTTTGCTCCAAGAATCAGCAAATGGCGCAAAATGTTGGCGTGCGATTTCTACTTGATTGATTAGATTATCAACTGAAACATCATGATCAGCCGCAATTTCTTCTAGCGCTTCCCCTTCATCGATCCGATGCAACACGCCACGAACGTTAATCGTTACTGATTCTGGCCATTCGATAGTCGTTGCCTTCTTGATGAATTCGTCAATAGTTTCTTTCGATACTTGCACAGCAACTTCTTCGACTTCTTGCACATCATCGCCCATTTCTAAAGAAGTTTGTTCTTCTTTTAGAACTTCAACTGTTCCGTCGTTATTTACAATATATTCGACATTCGGTTTATTGGTCTGTTTGTTAACTGGTACCTTGTATTCTACTGTTTCTGGTTCGATGGTCGTTGATACTGTTTTGCCTAAAAATTCGTTTAAACTTTCATATTTTCCTTTTAATGAAGCGTTGCTAACCACTAATAGTACTTCGATATTTCCGTTTGATTTAGATGTCACTTTCTTTACTTCTGGTCTGAAATTTACTTGTTTTGTCATGGTAAAACCTCCTAGTAGTTTGTGGCTTGTCGCCAGTGATAGTTAAAATTATTTGTGATGAATGGTTTTTTCTCATTAAGCGGCTTAGTTACGCCTTGTGTAATGACTTTAAAATCATTTGACCTAATAACAACCGCCTCGACTGGATGACCATATTTCATGGCAAACAGTCTAAATCTAAGCTTATTTGATTGATCAATGCCATAGGCACCAAAACTATTTTTTATATCGATCACATGTAGCCAATTGCCATCGTGATCCTTGATGATAAAATCTGGTGAATAGGCAATGCTCGAAATGTTCCCTCCTGGTATTTCGCACTTCTCGTGCATTATAAATCTTGGGTGTACTTCAAAAGGCAGACCGCACATTTTGACAAATCGCTGATAAAACTTTGCTTCTTTTTCCGAGTCAAATATATATCCATCAATCGTGACTTTATTTCCTCGCTTATTCAGGGCTGTTGGTGATTGCATTGTTTTAACTCCCTTTCCTTGGTCGCAGTTTCCGCTCGAACTGCTTTTCCATCTTTGTTGCATTCAGGACATGGAATAGGTGTTGCATAATTAAATCTGTCTTTGCCCCAAATCACGCGCTGATCTTGACATCTAACACACTTCATTCTTATTTAGCCCCTTTCATCCAAGCTTGGTTATCTTTTGTTGCTTTTTCAATTGGTTCCTTTTTAAAATCTACTTTGGTAGATTTTGCTGTATACCTATTCGGTTTTTCTGGCATTATGATGGCTTCCTTTACTTCTGAAACAGTTCCGCCAGATACGATTGTTGCAATAGCTGCTGTCTCTTTTTGCTCAAATAACACAGCATCTTTTAAATTGGCTACTGGTCGACCATCTTTGCCAAGATAGGCTGAAATTTTCACTACATACGGCATTGAATGATTCCCCTTTCTATCGATTTGTTTTTAAGGCTTTAAAATGCGTTTTAAGCCGTTTTTCTTTCTTTATATCTATTTATATTCACTTGATTGTAAAACTGCTCTACGCTTAATATATTTGCTAAAAATAGCATTTTAGATGCCTGCTACTCGTTTGTCTGATGTCCCCTCAATTTTCATCACGAATCCTTGTGAATTACTCATGATGCGAGAAAGGATTCTCTCACCATAGGCTTGACTCATTTCTTTACCAGTTAAGTTCGTAGTAAAAATAGTTGCTTTATTCTGCCGAGCTTCTACAATGCGATTCAAGGTGTCGTTATTGAAGTTAGTACTTTTATTCCTATCATCAATTTGTTTAACTCCCAACTCGGCTCCTAAATCGTCCAGAACTACTAAATCTGCGCTTTTGATTTCTGCCATCAAACTACCTGTTATCTCTTTTCTGGCTTGCTCATCATTCATCGCAAATTTTAGCTGTTCTAAGAGTTCCGCATAACTAATAAATAAGCAGCGTTTATCATAGTTTGATTTCTCCAACACTTCCCAAGCAGTTGACATAGCCAAATGACTTTTACCAACACCGCTTTTGCCTGAAAGAATCATATGAATTGGTTTATTCAAAAGAATTTCAGTTGTAGCTCGTTTAGCAATTTCAAAAGCAAGCTTGGTTTCTGTGTCTACTGTTTTGTAAGTTTTAAAGCGACAATTAATTAAATTTTTGTCGGTATAAAGAGAGCTGTACTTCAAGTAATTAATCGCTCTGGCTTTCAAACTATCGTTAAACATTTTCTCTGTTTCAAGGTCTTCTGCTTTTTTGCGTGCTTTATAGCCACATTCCATGCAAGTTGGCGGACACCTATCGGACCCATCTTTGTTTTTTGCACGCCAAGCATAAAGATTTCCTCCGCACTCTGGACATGGATCAGGTGTAATATAAAGCAACGTTTTAATCATTTTTGAAAATCCATCTGATGCTGACTGCATTCTTTCACTTCCTAAAATCCAAGATCATCGTAATCCGAATGACCTGTATTTGATTTCTGTTGCTTGATCGTTTTCTTTTGCTTCCTTGCCGCTTCTCGATCATCAACAGATTTGAACCCTCTTTGTTCCCAATCTTTCAATATGGCATTGATATAGTTATAGTTTCTTGCGTTTGCATCAATAGCAATTTCAATAGCTTTAACAATTAATTGTTCAGCATCTTTTTGACTAGCTCCGATTTTTTCAAAATCAGAAATCCAATAATCAAAATCGGTCATAGTTTTAGACGACATCAATCCAAATCCGTTATTTTCCCAAATTGAACGAATGGACGACCCTTTATTGTTATTATTATTACTTCTTAGGTTCTTAGGTTCTTTAGGTTCTTGTTTATGTTCAGTTCGTTGTTCAGTTTGATGTGCAGCTTGTTGTTCACTTCGTTGTTCAGTTCGTTGTTTTTTCATTTCAGAAAAGCTTTGATATTCTGCGTAGTTACTGACTTTGTACCATGTCCCGTTTTGTCTACTTCTGCTTAATTCAATCATGTCATCTTTAACAAGCAAATCTAAAAATTTTCTGACGGTGTTTCGGCTTACTTCCCACCTTTCAGAAAGTTTTTTTTCGGATGTAATTCTTTCTCCGACTTTCACCGTTTTTAACTCTCCATCAAAAAGAATCTTTCTGTCTTGGTGATTGGCCATGAATATTAAATCAAGCCACCATTTAAGGTATTGAGGATTTTCCCAAATCCAGTGATCTTGAATGGTCCTATAAAGTTTTATCCAACCTCCAATGGCCAACCTGCTCGCCTCCTTTTATAAATCGTCCATACTGGTAAAATTTGTAATTTTGTTGTGTCCTCTACAATATTCACAAGTTCCACAACTGATTGGTTCTTCTTCGCCTTTTTTCACTCGCACAACATGCTCGATGTTTTCTTTTAATTCTTCTAATTCGTAAATCATTTTTTCTTCGCTAATAGTGATTAGTTTTGCTTCACTAGGTGTTTGTTTCGAAACGGCTGCAATGAGAGGAAGAAAATTTTTGTCATATTGTTGGCGAAGCAGTTCACAATAAACTGCCATTTGTAACACGTAACCGAAGCGTTCAATGAAGTTTGCTTTTCTGTTTAAACGTTCATCCCATTTCTTCTCATGCATATCTTTGGTTGTTTTGATGTCTACAAAATACTTTTCTTCTAAATTTAAACAATCGATTTTCCCTTTCCACATTGCACCGCCAATTTCACCTGTGACGATCACTTCTTTTTCACCTTGATAAATATTTAAAAAGGCTTCTTCTTGTTTTAATCTTTCAATCATCTGCTCCGCAATTTGGAAATCTTTCAGTAGGCCAAACGGTTTTCTTGAAGAAAACATTTTGCTTTTGTTTTCTTCTTTGAATGCTTCATGAATTTCTGGTGATTCAAAGTAGGAATGAACATAATTACCAACAAGTAATGCTTTTGGATCACTCTCTGGTGTCCATTCACCTTTTAACTTGGCAAGAGCTGCAGCTTCACATTCTAGAAATTTTTTATATTGACTAACCGACATATAATGCAAGTCGGCTTCAGTTGAATAATAATTTTCGTCAGAAAGGATAATCGTCTTCTTCAATCGTTGAGACATCAGCTTCACTCTCTTTCTGATTGGTTTCATAACCAGCCATCACATCTAAAGTTTCCTGAACTGGTTCTTCTAAAATTTGGTCCGCCACTTTCGTTAAATCATCTTTTTCAATTGGTTTGGCTTGTTCAATATCGTTTTCTTGCTCAATAACTTTTTTATTGTTGGTAAATATTTTTTCTTCGAGTACCGCTGTTTGTTCTTCTCGCTCTGGTGTCACATCTTTTCGTTCGAATTCATTTTTGAGCGTGTCTTTAGCAGCTTGCACAAATAAATCATTATCGTTACTAGTGTTAATTAAATATTTAGCAGCTCGATTGATGACTGTTCTTTTTGCCATTTCTTCTGGGAAATCGTTTTGAACATTTTTTGTTTTTGCTTTACTCCATGATTTATCAATTTGTTTCTTTGTCATGACGGTTGTTACTTCTTTACCATTCGATAGTTTAATGACCACATAAGCAGCCTTGATGTCGTTGTCTAGGTTTTCGAAGGATGTTTCATGTTTAGCAACAACTAAGTCGGGGCCGTCCATAGCAATTTCAAATACATCGCCTTCTCTTACTACAACAGGCGTGATATCTGCCCCTCCTGTTACTCGATCTAATACAGCCATGGTTCCGAAATATGAGCGCATAAGCTGGACCTTATTTCCATATTTAATGAAATAGCATTGTTTCTTCGCAGGTGATAATCCTTGAATGACCATATCAAGCAAGGCGTTAGAAATAGATGTTTTAGTTTCTGGATTGTTAGCTGCCAACTGAAGAAGGTTCCCTCCTGAATTGTTGGTTAGTTCAAAGAAAGCACTTTTCAAAGCATTCTGTGGACTATAGCCTGGCGGCATTTCTAATCCTTGCTCTTGCAATCTATTTAAATTTCCGATGACTTGTTCATCTAAAGAGCGTTGTGTCATTTGTGTTAAATCGTTACTCATTGTCATTCTCCTCTTCTTCGTCATATTCCCATGTTGGCTCTAATGCTTCTTTTTCTTCTGGCGGCTCTTGTCTAGCTCCTAATGAATCAAATTCAGGCATTTTCACCACTCCCAGAATATTTTGGTTTTGTTTTCTTCAAGTTCAACGTGATCAAATCCTTCTGTTTCTAATTGAGATAAAAACGTTGATGTAAGACCTTTACTATTCACCACGCAACTTGTATTACCATTTGCTGCTGCAGTTCGAATTGATTGAATAATTCTATTTTGAGCATTCGCTAACATTAATTCGTAAACATCATCACTCAAACCTCTTACTTCAATCATTGCAGGTCACCCCGTAAAAATGCAGTTAGTAATTCATCCATAGATTTTTCATTTGCAGCATCTTCGGCTCTTTCTGCTACGTATTCTGGGCAATCACAAGATTCGCTTATGCTTAATTGCTCTTTTAGATCACCTAATAATTTTTGCAAGAGTATAGCTAACCCGATAACTGAACCACAAAACGCAGTACTTCCTTGGTCTGTTTCAAAATTTGCGGCACATAGAAGAAGTTCAACATTTTGTGCCTTACATTCTTTCTCAAGTTCAATAATCATTCTTTCAATTTTTCTATTCATGTGGTACACTCTCCTTGAATTTGATATTTGTAATTGACCTACTTTGATGGCCGTCGAAGTGGGTCTTTATTTGTTGTTCCATCTTTTCATTCCTCATCATCAGACATCTTTTTGTAAATTCTTTCATACAGAGTCAATTGTCTTTCAAGCTGATTTAATGTATAAACGCTATTGTGTTTACGTTGATTAGATTGCATAAATTGCAAATTATTCTTCAATACATCGATTTTTTCTAGTACTACTTCTTTAACCATTTCAGTTTCATGTTCATTCAAAACCGATTTAGTCTTAGTTTTCATATGTGGTGGTATAGCTTGTTGTCGAGTTGGTAAAACAGCTCCTGTCCTACTATCTTGAAATGTTGGTCGTGAGTTCATTTGTTGAATGGTTAAACTATTTATTCGGTTTTCAGCTTCACTTAATCGTTCACTAATTACCCAATTATGAAAACACAAGATAGCTAATGGAATTGCGACTATTCCTATTACGTCGAATACATTCATTTACTTCACCTCGCGATTCTGTTTCCTCTTGTAATGTTCACCAGCGTTATCGGCGATCCAACTATTAAATGAACATAATTCAATGACAAGGTTATAAGTCATCAACACCAGTGCATAAATCAGTAAAATCTTTCCGTCTGCTTTAGTGCCGATTAATAAACCCACTCCGAATATATATAATCCATAGGTTAACCTATTTAGGTTTCTGTACATTTTTTTCATTTTGTTTTTTATCGTCCTTTCCTTTAATAGTGTACGTATGCGTGATGCCTGTTTTACGTGTCATAACGTTACAATATGCTTGACCTAATAAATCAATATTTACTTGATCTGCCATTTTATTCACCTCACTTGATATTTAAGATTTTTTTGATTTTCTGAACTTGCTCTTCTGAACGTCTACGACCATGAAGAATATCTGACAAGTAAGGGCTTGAAATCCCCAGTTGTTTTGCTAACCAAGATTGGTTTTTGCCTGCACGAATTAGAGCTGCTCTAACATCAATCGCTAAGTCTTGTGACATATTTATTACTCACTCCCTTTTATTTTTAATTTGTAAGCTAAAAAATTAGCTAATTTAATAAAACCTGTTGACACATTTTAACCTATAGATTAAAATGTAATCATAGTTAAATAAGCCTTTTAAAGACTAGTAAATAAACACTATTACCGTTCCCCAACGATTTTTACATTTTATTTATTGGTTTTATTTGAGAACTTATTAGCTAATAAATTAGCTTACGGACATAGTATATTATTCTAAAGTTTAAAAGTCAACCGTTTTCGACAAAAAATTAATCTTTAGAATAAAAATAGGTCTGTAAAGCTTTAAGGAGCTTTGATATGACAGCATTTGATAGAATAAAAAAAATTACAGACCGTAGAGGTATTTCCATTAATGAGTTAGAAAATCGAGTTGGAATTAGTCAAAATGTATTATATGGATGGAAGAAAAAAACTCCTGGCGGTGAAAATTTGACTAAAGTTGCTAAATATTTAAATATTTCCACTGATTATATTTTAGGAATAGTTGATAATCCAGAACCTTTTGTCGAAAAAAAAACTGATGATTTAGACGATGTACTAGATAACGTCATGAGCTTTGATGGTGAACCACTTGATGATCATGACAGAGAAGTTATTCGTGCTTACTTGAAAGGAAGATTCGGAAAATAATTTAAAGGTTGTGCTATATGAAAAGTATCAAAGAGTTGGTTGAAGAATATAATGTGGAGTTGGTCTTTACTACATTACACAAAAAAGCTTGCTTCGAATCAGAACATGGTGTGATTTTTGTTAATCAAAATTTATCTACTGAAGAACAAGAAGAAGCAATTTATCATGAATTTAAGCACGTGAAAGATCATGCTGATTTGATGGCACTATACAACATCCCTATTTTTAGATCAAAAATGGAAGCAGAAGCTGAACATTATATGTTCGAATGTTTGATTGAAAAAAACGATGGTCAGTTTAATTATTCTAACGTAATTACACATTATAATTTAAAAATGGGGCAAGAAACTTATCTAAAATAAAAAAGCCCGTGCGACAACACGGACTTATACCTCATTTCGAGATTTGCTGATAAAAATATTATAACAGAAATGAGGATTAATTTAAAAATGAAAAAAATAGCAATGTTAGGATTAGTGGTTATTAGTATTATTTCATTAGCTGCGTGTACTGATTCTGAAGTAACTAAGGTTGATTATGACAAGACTAATAATAGTATAGTTGAAACAGATAGTCATGCGAAAGCTGAGTTTGCAACCATCGCTGAAAAACAAATAACTAAAAACTATGCAATTGATAATTTTAAAATTGATTTATCTAGCATCAAAGTTAACCAGTTTCCTGATGAAATTAACGCCGATACTGGTGAAGTATACAAGAATGTTATGAATGGTGGAGGAAAATTCACTTTTCAAGACAAAATTTATGATTTTTCGCTTATTTATTCAAAAAAAGACGAATCGAAATATACTGTTCTTTATTTATATAGCCCATTAGATAAAACAAAAACTATGGAAATACCATTAAAGAGCGATCAATAATCTATAAAAAAATAACGCACCCTCCGACCAAGAAGTTGTGCGTTAAAAATAGAACCAAAATAGGCTTATTTTGTTACGCCTATTTTACCAAAAATAATGAGGTGAAACAATGGCAAATGAAATAAAACAAGTAGCGTTATACATACGTGTGTCTACAGATCAACAAGCTAAACATGGTGATAGTTTGGATGAACAACAACACACTTTAAATGAATACGTAAGACAACAAGGAAATATGAGAGTATTCAAAACTTATATAGATGATGGCATTTCAGGTCAGAAACTATATCGTGATGAATTTCAAAAATTATTGGATGATGTTAAAAAAGGAAGAATCGATACGATCTTATTTACAAAATTAGATAGATGGTTTAGAAATTTACGTCATTATTTAAATATTCAAGAAATACTAGACAAAAACAATGTTACTTGGTTAGCCGTTACACAACCTTTCTTTAACACAGAAACAGCAATGGGCCGTTCATTTGTAAATCAATCAATGGGTTTTGCTGAGCTTGAAGCACAGATGACTTCTGAAAGAATACGTGCTGTTTTTGATAACAAAATACGAAAAGGTGAAGTCGTTAGTGGAAAAGTTCCCCTTGGCTACGAAATCAAAGACAAACATCTTGTTCCAAATGAAAAAGCTGAAATAGTAAAAGAAATTTTCCAGTACTATTTAGAAACTGGTAGCATGCGTGCCACCGTTAGACATTTAGAAAATCATTTCAGCATGACAAGAGATTATCAAAGCGTTCGGCAAATGCTTACTAATAGAAAATACATTGGTGAATTACGAGATAATAAAAATTTTTGTGAACCTATTATTGATCGTGACGTATTCGAAAGGGTACAATTACAACTTTCAAAAAATATTCGTATGAATAAAAAACGCGACTATATGTTTACTGGATTGTTAGTTTGTAGTGAATGTGGTTGTAATTATTCCGCCACGGCGGTTATTAGCCGATATGTACGCAAAGACGGTACGACAAACCCGAATGAAAGACATTTATATAGATGCACCAAAAACCGTAATAACGTAAAAAAATGTAGTAATAAAAAAGGTATATATGAAACTACACTAGAAAATTTCCTTCTGGAAAATATTGAAAAACAAGCAGAAGAGCTGTCTGTAAAAATGCAACAAGAACCCGAAGTAAAAAAAACTAAGAATACTAACGATAAAATAAAAAAGAAAATAGATAGACTAAAAAAAGCTTATCTAAATGAGGTTATAACATTAGAGGAATATAAAAAAGACAGAGAAGAATTAGAAGCACTTTTAATACCTGAAAGAGATAATAAAATTGCTAAAATTGATTTGAACTCACTGCATAACTACTCTACTGCTGAATTTAGAGATGGATATAAACAGCTAACTATTTCGGAAAAAAGTTCTTTATGGCGGCAAGTGATTAAAAATATTGTGGTTTATCCAGATGGAAATTTGAAAATAAATTTTTTAGGATATTGA